ACAGCTGCCGGCACTGTGAAAAAACACAAACCCGGGTTGAGATAAAACAAGCCCCAGTCCCACCGAGCCCAGTCCCGAAAGGTATTGCCACGGCCAGTTTGCTGAGCCAGATCATCACCAGTAAATATCAATATGGCTTACCGCTGTATCGGCAGGAAAGCCTGTTCAAACAATATGGTATCGCACTGAGCAGGCAGACCATGGCGGATTGGGTGATCCGCTGCGCCAGTTTATTCAAGCCGCTCTATGACAGGCTGCACGAAGTGTTGCTACAGCAACCGGTGGTGCACGGCGATGAAACTACGGTTAAGGTGGTGAAAGATGATCCAATGTACAAAAACTCTATAGCTAATTGTGCGAAAACTACGGGAATATGTGGGAGAGTTCGGGATTGAGTGAGAGCCTATTTTAAAATGAGTTTGATATTGTGAAAATCAGCGGCGCTCAAAAATTTGCGCCGCTTTTTTGTTTTGCTAATTGATAGACGGAACAGTTACCGCTTTTTGAGCCTCACCATTCTGTGCATACGCAGTTTGCGTTTCTTTACTTGTATCGATCATCACCTGCATTGCCTCCGCAACATCTGCAAATGTCTCACAACCACACTTTGATAAAAACGCTGCTATATAATGTGGGGCTAATTGCTCTGCTATATTACTCTTCATTTTCTTCCTCACTCATTAGCTCCCAAATTACCTTATATAAAGGTAGTGTTTCGGGTTTTGTAGGTGGAATTGATGGGCCGCCGTTGCGACCGAATCTGACTTTTTGCTCTGGCTCTTTCAATTGCTCTTCTATTACCCTTTTTCCAAACTCAAAACCAATTAGTAAAGTAGTAAAAAGTGCCAGCAGTAAGAACCATTTGTTTACTGTGATTTCATTTTTATCTCTTTGCATTATTTTGACCCTCGAATTCCAGGCTCTTCGATACTGGCAAAAAGATCACCTTGAATGTCTCCATACAAGATCAGGTTTTTAGTTCTGATCACCGTATAAACCCATTGAACCGAGCAACCAAATTTTTTGGCCAGTTCTCGATGATTATTACCTCTAAACTCCGCCCATATCTGATTGCTCTTAAGCATTGCATCTAATTTGCGGCCTTTACATACATAAACATATTCACCACCAAATGTTGTACGTACGGTGTCTACTACATCTAGTCCGAGTTTAGCTGCTTCGTCTTCGCCGAGTGCCTTTTTAGTTCCTTCGGCCACTAGCTCTAAAATGGTAAATAGCATACCTTCAGCACGTTCAGACGCTTTGCCCAATTCCACATGATCTAAATTAGACACTAGGCACCTCGCTATATTTACCTAACATCAGGCCTGTGAAGTTAAGAGCGCTCTCAAGCTGCTCAACATTACAATTTGAAAAGTTGCTATATTTATACACAAAGCGCCCCGCCTCGAACTTTTCCTCATCGTTCAGTGGCAGCTTTTTTAAATCAGGAGCTAGCTCTTTCATGTCTTTTGCCATCAGACGCGCATACCAGCTTTTTAACTGCTCAATCAGTGCATGAACCATAGGTGCACGTAGCCACTCCAAACGCTCAATAACCACATTCTTATTCATGCGTTTTGCCTGAGCTTTACTCCAATTGAGTAGCGCGGCTTCCGAGCCATCGCGTAAATAGCCACGATGGCTCATAGCGATCCAAACTTGGCGCAGTTTATCCAGTGGCGTTTTGTCTTCGGGTGCTATATCACGAGTCATTGGTGAGTTTTTACCACCGCGCTTTTTAGTCACCACTTTAAAACCTTTGTCTTTCATGTAAGACAGCACTTTGTTTAGCTCACCTACATTCATACCTTTGCAGCTTTCTTTTTTAGTCAGTTCGACTAAAACTTGACGATACAAATCTTCGTCCCAGCCTAAACTCGTTTTGCCTACATGTATTAATTGAATCAGTTTTGATTTTGATAAATACATAATGCCACCTTTATAGAGACTTGCTTACCAATGGGATATGAACCCAGCTACCTAGCGCATTACGCTCATAAAAGCGCACGTACGTTTTGGTGCTGGACAAGATGATTGCATCATCAAGTGCCTGCATCGCGTTGGCCCAGTCTTCGCTATCGCTGGCTAGGCGGTATTTACGCAATGCCATGATCCGCGCCTTGTTGTAATTACCATCACTGTTTGTGCTAAACGCATCTTGTACAATTTGGCGCAGTAGCTTGTCTTCGCCTAGTGTTTCCAGTTTTTCATTGATCACTTTATCAATGAGTTCTTTTGCAACATTTATCTCAGGGCCAAACGTGATCTGATCAGCAACGCCAACTTCTACTTTGCGCTTGGCATCATAGCTGGTTAACGTAACATTGCCTTTATTACCGCCTATCTCAACGTTATAGCTTGCAAACAAATCAGCTATAAATGTGTTCACACTTTTAAACACCTTGCGCTTAAATTCATCATGCAACTCAGATAGCGCCTTAGCCTCATCAACAAACCCATTTACTAGGTCGTGTTTTTCAATGTCGTGGGGCGCTATTTTGTCTAGCGGGACTTGATAACCGCGCGGGTTTGCTAAAAATGTGCGTGCTGTATTGTCTTGTGTATTCATGATGATCCCTTACTACCTTGGTTGAATAGATTGAAATTTGTGAAAGCGTTGGCCCTGGCACTTGGGGCAAACGCTCACGCCTTCCCCAACCCAACCGCAATGCGTGGTTAAACACCGAACACCCGTAGGCTCAATTGTTTCTATCAGCTCATGCTTACCAAAAACGTTGTCCCAAGCTTTTACAGGTGCATTTACCGCACTGGCTAACAGGTGTTGCATTGCGCCATCATCAGCTAAAAGTGCCTTTGACTGCTCTTGTGAAACGGTGACTGTTTTAGTCACTTGAACCAACGCCATGCCCGTTAATTGAATTTCTACCTGTTGACTCATGGCTATACCCTCAACATAAATTTTTCGTCGATGAAATCCACTTTGATCGTGGCTGCCAAGTTCATCGCTTTTGCCATCCATACCTGCATTTCCATAGGGTAGGATTTGTCTAATTGCTCAGGGTCGTATGACAAGCCTTTCTCAATTTTGCCGATACACTTACCTTTAACCGCTGACAAAGCATCATCAGAAAAGTACTTTGAGACATCTAGCCCAACACACTTAAACTTATGCCGAATGTAATCGACCGCATTTGTTCCCAACGGTTGCATATAGATTCTATGGCTTCGCCACGTAAACTCTCGTAGCTTCGGTTGGTCTAACTGTGCATCCAGTTCAGGTTGTCCAAATAGAGCGATCCCAATGACTCGCTGAAACCCCGACTCAACTTCCCAGATACATTTCAAGTGCCGGATCATGTCATCTGTGAGATCCTGAGCTTGGTCAATAATCAAAATGTGTTTGTTGCCACTATTGCAGCTTTCAATCAACCCTCTCTTTACCTCATTATCTAGCTTTTCCCCTCGGGCTGAGCACTGGATACCCAGTTCACGGCCGATTGCCATAGAGATCCCATCTGCCGTGAGTTTCTTACGGTCAAAACGTGATGGTTCTATTACTATGATATTTTCGTGATCTTCTTTGATTTTGGTAACAAATGCTCGGCGTAGTGTTGACTTACCGCTGCCACATTCTCCAGTGACCGCAACCATCGAACTAGCTTCAGCTACAGCGAGTAATTCTTCCAACTGCTGAATATGCGAATCCAACAAAAACAGTTCATCCCATGATCTCGGGTCGTCAAATGGGTTTCGCCTAACCTTAAAGTGACTCATTGCCGAAGGTGTTAACTGTGGGGACTTTTTCTTGGACATCTCATCTTCCTCATCGTCTTCTAGTTGCTCTGGCTCATCCCATCCAAACAAACCAGATAGTTGCTCGTCAGTTGCGCCATACGCCCGTAAATACTCTGTTATATGTTGTTCAATCTCAGGCCGTTTACAGTGTTTTGGCCATTCATTTTGTGTTTTTAAGCGGCTCAGGCTGGTTGTACTAAATTTGATACCTTTGGCCGCTAATGCGCGAACTACTTGCGCTTGCTTTATACTCAGCACATCAAATACAACGCTGAGTTTTGTCTGTTTTTCCAAGGCTTATCTCGCCATTTTTAACACTGGGGTCTCCGCTATCCCGTTGTGCAATTGTTCAACGACTACATCAACTTCCGTTTCAACAACTTCCTGCTGCTTTAACCAATCAACTTCATTTGGGCGCAGGTTTCTACCTAACCGTTCAGCAATAATGATCCTCAGATCTAAATCATCCAGCACCTTGCCTTTGCGCTTGGGCGCTTCGCTGATTTGTTTCGCAATCGCGTTATCTGGCTGAATGGTTTTGCCTTTTGGTGTGATCCGCGTTTCGTGCTCAACGTCTTTAAGGTGCGAGTGTGTAACGAGTTTGCCGCCAAATGGCGCAGCTTTGGCTTTTTTGGCTTTCTCTATCTCTTCATCGCTCATGTTGGGGTATGCCAGCCTGTCAGCCGCTTTTATTGCCAACTGTGTTGCATTGTCTGCGTGGTTTGCATAGCGTTCACCAATCACTGGCGCATCAATGCGGAATCCGGCAACATCAAACTCAAGCGGTTTAACTTGGTGATATACCACATCGCCCAAAGGGGTTTTTACACCCACCATTAGATCAGGCGACTCACCCACAATCACAGGACTAACCTCTACGGTCATCCCATTGAGAATGTGCTCAAGCTCCGAAACGTCATACACCAATTGAGAGTGGGTAACTGGGTGGCGATAGGTCACCGTTAAGTCACCTTTTACCTTGCGGGTTTCGCCCTCCTTGGTAAGCAGCAAGCGGCAAATTTGCTCGTCAGGCAGCTGGCGCAACCGGTGTCTAAACTCAGGCTGATAAATCATTAACCAAACATCTAAGCGCGGCATTTTATGGCGGGTATGTTTACAGTTTTGGTCTTTGATTTTGTTGGCGTTGTAAGCCTCCTGCCATGCCCATGCAGCCGCATTTAGCTCGTCAACACTGTTAACTGGCTCCATCAACAAGCGGCTTTCAAACTGGGTTTCAACTAAATCATTGCCGTTTTCAACACTGCCTTTAGCACGAGGGCTACCCGCTTTGTGTTCTTCACATTTCACCTGCAAACTCTTCAGCACATTTTTAATGGCTTTTGAGCTGTTGGCTGAGCCTTTATCCCATACCAACATTTCAGGCACGCCCATTAATGGTGAGCCGTCATGTTGTGACCAACACCACATTAAAAAATCAAACAGGTTTGCCGTCGTCTCGCCAGCCGCTTGGTAATACTTAACACGCACAGCACCACTAAAATGGTCTGTTAACACGTAACGCCATACTCGTAGGTTTTTTATGCTGTCTAAATTGTCTGGTTTGTTAGCATAAAAATGGCTTTCATCCATGTAGGACTGGCACACCCCTTTAACTTGTCGGTTCTTGCGCTCAGGTGGGTAGTAAAGCAAGCAATAACTAGGGTCTACTTGGTGTACATGGTTTGGCCCTAAGCTTCTTAACTGCTTATGTGGAGTAGCCTTGTCTAACATCTGAATACTGGCATGGTAGCGAGCTAGTACACGGCTGATCTGGCTTGTACTTACGCTTTCATAGCCATTGGCTGCCAAAATCGACTTCGCCACTGGCACATGCATGGTGCGTTTACCGTTAGCCCTAACTGACTGGTTAAGCAGCGACACCATCACCTCGATAGCCTCATCGCTCATGCTGGTTGTGCCTGCATCACTGCGTTTGGCTTTGCCACTTTGCCAGCCTAGCTTTTTGAGTTTGCGATATAGCGCGTCTTTGCTTAGGCCCAGTGTTTCACACGCCTTTTCGCGGATTGTGCCTTTTTGGCCGTGGCCTGCGTTGTCTAGCTGCTCAGCCCAGTATTCTAGGGTGAGTGCATTCATTCGATCACCTCTGTACCTTCGAAGCCCATTTCTGCCAGCCACTCACCACTGGGGCGCGCGTCATCCAGATCACCATAGGTGCGGTGTATTTCATTCCACACATGGGCGAGTTGAGTTAGTAAAATTTTGCTGTCAGCATAAAATGCGGATTTAGCGGCATCATAGGTTTTATCATCAATCTTTACCGTCTCAAGCTGCTCACTGAGCACCAGCATCTGGTTAAACCCTTCACGCACTTGGTTTTGGGTTTTAGCCAAGGCTTCAAAAAATGACTTGGCTTCGCCTTTCCAGCGTTCGGCACTAAACTTTTTGCTTTCTAAGTCGGTTTTGAGCTTGATGATTTCTTCTTCTTTTTTGGATGAAGAATCACGAGACACTTTGAGCATGCGCTCGGTTGCGTCCAGCTCCTGCGTTAACTTGTCTTTCTCTTTGGCATGCTTGGCTTTGAGTTCATCGATTAGCTCTTTTACGGCTTCTTTATCACCTGCTTCAACGGCATCTGATTCAATAACCAATGTTTGATCTTCTTCAGGTAATTGACGTAAAGCTCTTAAGTCCCGATAACCAAGCTGCATACGTTGTGACTGCTCGAAGAACTCTTCTCCGAATTGTTGAAGATTCACTAATCGGTCATCAATAGTGCGTCTTGCCACACCCAACTTGTGAGTACAGTACTCATCCCAAGTGGCGACAGTCGCCACTTTTCCACTTTCATCAGAATAGACTAGCCCTTTATATGCTTTGGTTTCCTTAGCTTTTTGGAGTAAGCGTAAACTGGCGACAGTCGCCAGTTTTTGTATAAAGTCAAAAGCCTGTATTTGACCTAACTCAACTAATACTTGCTCTTTTGAAGCAAGCAAGTCTTTCCCGTCAACTAGGGCTTTCTCAACCGTCGGTGTTATATCTTTCTCGCTCATAACTACCTCAAAATACTGTAGTTGTTGTACTCTTGCTGTAAGTTGCGCAGTACGTTTTTCATGTTGTGGTCTACCGTGTTACTCAGCTGCACTGGCTTTTTATGTAAGCGCCAGCGCTTTTCATTCCCCGGTAGGCGCTCAGCCCAACCCGCTTGTGCCAAATTTGCCAATATGCGCGTTACATCTGCTGGACTAGTGTCTAACTCCTTGGCCAGTTGCTTTGGCTCAACACCATCCAGCTCTTTACCCGCCATCAACTCAACCGCCGCCAACACGCGCTGTATTTGTGCTGATATGTATTGGCTCATGCTGACACTCTCTTAATGGGCTTCATTGGTTTTCTAACTGGATTGTTAAAATCGCTAACGCAACTGGGGCACACAACGTCGATATCAAACGCCTCACTTTGAACATGACGCCATCCAATATGGTTTGCAGCTTGCAGCCATGCGCTTTTAGTTACTGCCTGCTTTGCTTGCTCAATTCGTTTACAACAATTGCACTGAATTAGAGGGCGGTTGCTGTGTACGCTTATATGCTCAGCGCTAACGGGTTTGGTTAATAAGCTCATGCGTTCTCTCCTTGTGGTTTTCCGTGTGCCAGTGCTTTTAGCTGCTCCATACTCATTAGCAGCACAGTTTTACCTGCATGCTTACCAATACAAATGCTTGTATTTTGCTCTGGTTGGCGTTTTTTAGGCGCAACTTGGTCTTTGATAGTCATACTATTTGCTCCTAAATCAGGGTTTGTTGTGGGTCGTCGAGCCTTTCAGCTTCGAGCTTGTGATAGGCAAGGTCCTGCATTAGCAGAACAATTTGGTCGGCTACGTGCTGGGCGTTACCGTTGCCTTCTTCTAGTTGCATCACCATGCCAATTACTTGGTTTGCAAACTGATTCAGGTGGTTAATGGTGGGCATGCTAGGCTTTTTACCTTTGGGCATATCAACAATAAGTTTGTCTAAACTATGCGCCATATATTGGAGTGGGTACTCTCTACCCGTTGCTGCCATGTATGGTATTAGCAGGCTTGCTGGCATATCGCCATTACCAAGATGTTTATAGAGCATATCGTTACTAACCCCCGTTCTATCAGCAATGCGTGGCACGCTCATATTGCGTGTTGCTTGTGCATGCTCTTTACAAAGTTGTAGAGACTCTTGAAGGCTACGAGCGACAACTCGATTCCATTGGCGGCGTTTTGTTTTAGTAGTCATAGCAACCTTCTTTTTGCAAGCGAGGTGCAGCAAATAGTCCATTCCAAAAAGAAAGAATTTTTGGAACTTCCAAATAGAGGATCTTACTGGCTAGAATTTGATCATCACGTAAACGGGAGATCAAACCATGCAAACCGACTTTATTACTTACCAGTTTAAAAATCTGCTTGAATGGCTGTGTATTGACGATAAACCTTGTGCCGCTGTGTACTGCGCGAGCGCTAAAGAACTGCGCCAACTCATTGTTGAACTTGGCAGCTATACGCATATTGAGCGCAGAGTGGTGGTTAATCGCTTGTACCAACAACAAAACACGGCTTTGTTGGCGCTGATAGCATTGTGCTATGTACGGGCTAATTATGTGCATTGTGTGGCTCCTGTAAGGTCTGTAACTGAATTAATGATTAAATGGTTACTTCGCCCTTACGAGGCGGCCAGCAGTTGCTGAAGTTGTGCAATACCTTGCTTACGCTCTTCCCCTCTTAATACGCGGGGATTGGTATAGGCGGATTTATCAGGAAACACCTCATTGATAGGTTTTTTGATAATTTTACTGATTGCTTCAGCAATGCGACGTGACTGGGAATGGCCACAAACTACACCTGAAACAGTCGCAAGGTTTACTCCTAAAGCTGCTGCAACCATTGATAGTGTGTAGCCTTCGTCTGCGATGGCGTCTTTAATTTCCGTTGGATTCATAGTACTCTACCTTTTTGAATAAAACCCTTTCTAAAGTGTTTTGGCGAACGGTTAGAAAAGGGTTTGGTTAATTACTAAGGCTAAGTATATTCTCACTTTTGAGAATATCAATATTAAATTCTCAAATATGATAAATAATTTGCAAGCTGAGCGGAAAAGATTAGGGCTAAGCCCGACGGAAGTTGCTGACAAAATATCGGTTGGATTAGCTACGTATTATCGGTGGGAGGCCGGAAAAGCGATCCCATCTGACAAACTCGCAGACTTAGCTAAGTTGGGGTTTGATGTTAATTTCATTGTGTTAGGTACACACTCTGCAAGCTCTAACAGCACTGTTGGATTGACACGAGAGCAATTAAGCCGCTCTTTAACCACATTTCTATTTAATACAGGTCAACTTGGCTTGCTTAATAAATCGGAATCTACAGATGTGAGTTCGTTGGTAGACATGGCTATATATACAATTGAGCAGGAAATTGGGGAAAACTTGGAATCGGATCGTACAGTTAAAACGACAAGTAAGGCTACTTCTTAGATCTGAAATCTACTACATTCTCTTGCTCAATCGAAATTGTGCTTACTTCTCTTGAGTAAGTAAAACGATTAACTTCCTGCTCCCAATTCATTAGAGCTTTATAGCGCTCATTATCATCTTCTATGGCGTTTATACGTATCCTACGTGCCATAAAGTTTTGCATAGGCAATACTTCAGCTGGTTCGTTGTTTTCTACCACAGAGAAAAGGCTAACGTCAGCTCCTCTAAGCGCTTTCGCTTTACGCATAACGTAAAAAATCCAACTACTAATCGCGATGCAGAATATAAGGCCTAACACTAAAAGGCTCCTTTCACTTTGTTTTTCACTTTTATAAAGTGTCCTTTTAACAATGGCAGAGCTAAACATGACGCTATAAGAATATTACCTAGATTCACCCCAACTCTATAAACCTCAGCCAAGTATCTAGTACCAAGCAAAACTGCATCTACATAATAGACAAGCTGTAAGCTCGCTAAGCCCGCATATATGTATATAACGTTCATTGCTATGGGTTCTATCCTTGCCTTTAATCGCTGGTGAATGGCATAAATAAGCGAAATACATGCAGCATCAATAGCAGCCCATGAGCCAAACCAAAACAAAAAGTCGATTTCTTTTGAAAGTTTAAAAAGAATCGGTTCAAGCTTCAGGTTCAGCAGCTGAGATATTAGCCAAACTAAGGCTGCTATAAAGTATGAGCGACTACCGATCTTCAGATAAAGCATCACAAGTGGCGCTATCAGAGAAATAGACCAAATCCATGTATTTACCTCATATAACTTCGAAAGGTAGTCGTGATACATCTTGTTAGCCTAATTAGAGAGTTCAGTAGTTACGTATAAACCAACAGAAGTCACACCTTCATTCTTAACCGATGGCTTCCCACCTGTTGGATCATTACCACTCCCATTGCCACCTACAACCTTTGCTAAGTCAGCTGATGATAGTGATTTTTGTGTATTTTTTTGGTTCTTCATGGTTTTGCTCCTTTGAAATAGAGCACACAGCATAGCAGCAAAATTGAGAAATAATCTTTAACTTAGATTAAAAATGGGAACGGATGCCTTGGCTCTCCGTGCTACGTTACTACTGGTTACTCAATCCATTAACTCAACTATAACATTTGCCAAATGTTAGGCAAACAGTTTTGTGTTTATTTTCGGAATAATTTTAATGATTTGCGACAGAGCGCCCGTATTTAGCGCTGCTCTTTAAAAGTGAACTAGGATTCGTTGCAAAAAAACACCAGATATCTGGTAATTTATTGATACCTTATGTTAACAAGTTTACTTAAAAGCCTTTTTACTTATCGGTTTTTTCGCTTATATTAAAAAGCCAACCTAACTAAGGATAGTTTTATGAAATTAATGATGATCCCACTTATTCTTTGCGTCAGTAGTTCTACCCTTGCGTTTGAAGTCTACAAATGCGACGTAGATGGTGTAATAACATATAGTGATAGGCCATGTGCTAAAGATGCTGAAAAAGTAAAAGTAAGAAGTAACGCACCAAGCACTAGGCCATCGCCTGACAAATTGGTTGAAGAATGCCTCGCTTACGTCAAAGAAAATCGTGCTTGGAAAGATCCTGACTCGGTGCAACTTGTTAGCTATAGAAAAATATGGACACATGACAGCAGTGGGGCAAGACAAGTGCTTAGGTTAGAAGTCAAAGCAAAAAACAGTTATGGAGCCTATGACGGCACAACACATTCCTCTTGTTTCTTAAATCACAGTGGCACTGGCCTAAGTAGCGTGCAAGAGCTGCTGTAATTTATTAACCCAGTTTAAAATACACTCACCAACGCTATTGGCACTCTATCAGCACAGCCTGATGGAGATGCCAAATGATCACACCTCAACAACTCGAACATTACCGCCAACTACCCAATATTGCCGCTGCGTTGCGTGGCTACAGTGATGCGTTTAGCCGTAGCGTATTAACCATTTTTTATTTAGAGGGCGGCTTGCGTGACGACGGCGGCCTAAACGATGTTGCGTCTGACCGTGGCGGCCTAACTAAATTTGGCATTAGCCAGCGGGCATACCCTCGACTCGATATCGCCAACCTCACCATTGACCATGCTATACGACTGTACTATCGCGACTATTGGGAACCGATGCACTGCGATGAGTTAAACAGCGGCGTAGCACTCATGCTATTGGATGGCTCAGTACAACATGGACTAAGCGGCATCACACGGATAGTACAGCGTATTGCAGATGCTGAGGTGGATGGCGTATTTGGCTCACGTACGCTCAAAAAATGTCAGTCAATTTTACCTAATCTATTTATTAGCCAGCTGATCAGCCGCCGCGCCCGAAAATATGCGCGCATTTGCCTAGATGACAATAGCCAAATCCCTAACCTAAATGGCTGGATGAATCGCCTGAGTCACGTCACTGAACGTTGTTATGCCGAGGTGTACCGTGGGGCGTAACTGGGAGTGGAGCTACACACAAGGCCGCATTAAGCGCGTAAAGGCCGAGGTTGCCGCGAGGCTAAGCGGCGAGCCATTTGATGCCAACCAAATTCCACTGCACAGCTACGACGGCACGATGCAGTCACGGTTTCGACGTGGCTGGCAGTCTGTTTGTGAAACTGACATCCAGTGCCGACTAAACGGCCATAACACCTATCAACAAGTGCGGCAACGTCTTGCTGAGACATTTGGAGAGCGCCATGAGTGATTGGGTGGGACTAGGCACAGTGGTTGGTAACTTGCTTGATGATGTTTTTACATCCGATGAAGAACGCCTGAAGCTTGCGAATGAACTTGCAAAAATCGACAACCAGCGCCACGCACAGGTGCTGGCTCTTGAGGGCCGAATCGTTGAGCTACAAGGGCAAGTGCTGGCTGCGCAATCTCAAATTATTACCGCTGAAGCCAAAGGCGAGAGCTTATTACAACGCTGCTGGCGACCTATCACTATGCTGACTTTTCTAGTGTTAATTGTACTGGACTCGTTTGGCCTTCTTACGTTTAGGCTCAGCGAGCAAGCGTGGGAGCTATTGCAGCTTGGTATTGGCGGCTACGTGATTGGGCGCACCGTTGAGAAAGCTGCCCCGGGTGTTAAAAGCATGGCTGCTTCAGCCATTCAAAATCTAAGGAAACCTAATGGACGTAGTTGATCAAGCGCAGCGCTTGGCTGAGCAAGATTTAGAGCGCGCGCTCAATAAAAACAAAGCCAACTTTGTTGGCCAAGATGTCTATTTTAATCACTGTTTGGAATGTGGCATTGAAATTCCAAAGTCGAGACGTGATGCAATTCATAGCTGTAAGCACTGTGTCGATTGCCAAGAGCGGTTAGAGCGACAAGCCAAACACTATAGGAAGCCATGATGGAGTTTTTACTTGAATGGTGGAAGCAAATGCTAGCCGCTGGTGTGGTAATCGTTGGCGCAGGTTCTATTGCATGGCTAAGAGCCACATTTGTGAGTAGAAAAGCACATGATGCTTTAGAGCTGCGTGTCAGCGCGGTTGAGCAAACAGTTGACGACTTGCCGAGCGCCGATGATTTACACGACCTAGACAAACGCTTGATTGAGGTGGGAGGCAAAATTGATGCGCTCTCGCCTCAGCTCGCCACCTTACAAAACACAACATCACTTTTAATGGAAAACGAACTCAGAGGTGCACGTAGTGGCGATAACTAACGATAACTGCTCTTGCGGTGCAAAAGTCGTTGTATTCACGGGCGATGATGTAAAGCACACCTCATTTCTATGTGATGGTTTTCAAGTTATCTGTGCTGAAGATCTGAATACCGAAAAAGCTAACTATTACTCACTCTTTCGGTGCTCTGAGTGCGGTGAACCAACAGCTGAAGCTGTACCAACTGTAGTTAATTTTCTCCATCCAACTTTTATAGGAAAAAATCATGGCGATGCATGAAGTACAAGCTGAACACCAACGGATCAGTATTTTGATTGCGCTTAAAGAGTCTGCGGACTATGGCGCAAACACTAGCATGTTGCGAGATGTGCTGAAGCGCTATGGCCTCGGCTGTAGCCTCGACCAGCTTAAAACCCTGCTGAATTGGCTGGAACAAAACGGCTACGTTAAAAACGAGCGCCTCAGCGAAAATACATGGGTTGCACGAATTACGAGCGCAGGCATTGATGTGGCTGAAGGTACGAGCACAGTACCAGGCATTAAACGCCCAGCACCTCGGAGTTTATAGCTATGAGTGATGCTGTACGCAGAGGCAAACCCTCAAAAATAGACATGCTGCCTGAAGACATCAAAAAAATGTTGGATGAAATGCTGCGTGATAGCGGCAATTCACAGGCCGATATTTTAGATGCGATTAATCGGCGTATTCTGGATGCGGGCATGGATGAGGAGGCAACCATTTCGCGCTCTGGCCTCAGTCGCCATGCCCAAAAGACGGAAGCGATTGGCAAGCGTTTACGAGAGCTACGCGAGACAACCAAGGCACTTACTGCTGAACTGGGCGATAAGCCTCAAGGTGACACAACAAAACTGATCCTTGAAATGGGCCGCTCCCAGCTGTTTAAAGCAATGCAGCAACAACTTATGAACCCGGACGAAGAAGCCGACGTTGACGTAGGTATGATTAAAGAGACCATGCTTGCAGCACAGCGCCTAGAAGCCACGGCAATGGCAGCTCATAAGCGAGAGAAAGAGATCCAGAAAGCCTACGCGGAACAGCTCGCCAACGATTTGGATGAGAAAGCCAAGAATGACGCCCTGCCTCAGACCCAATCTGAAATGATGGCGTTCTTTAAACACGATATTTTGGGGCTGCAACGTGGCTGATGTTTTAGACACAGGCTCACAGCCGCTTAATAAGATTACTGGCTCATTAGCTGTTGCGCTTAAAACCGATATCCTCTTTAAGTACCAGCGTGATTGGATTGAAGATCAATCCATTATCAAGATTGCTGAAAAGTCACGTCGAACTGGTTTAACGTTTGCCGAAGCGCTAGACGATGTAATGAGCGCGGTAGCAGAAACCAACGCGCAGAACACCTATTATCTTGGCTCAGATAAAGAAATGGCTAAGGAGTTTATTGACGCCTGTGCTTTCTGGGCGCAAAAGCTCAATATGGTGATGGGCCAAATTGAAGAAGGTATTTTTGAAGAAGAGGATGAAGACGGCACCAAAAAGTCTATAAACACCTTTGAGATTAAGTTTCCAAATTCAGGCAAAAAGATTGTAGCGCTTAGCTCTAACCCCCGAAATTTACGCGGCCGACAAGGTAACGTTGTCATAGATGAAGCCGCATTCCACGATAGGCTAGACGAAGTATTAAAAGCGGCAATGGCACTGACCATGTGGGGTGGCAAGGTGCGCATCATTTCTACCCATAACGGCGTAGACAACCTATTTAATACGCTCATTACTCAAGCTCGTCGCGGCGAGAAAAACTATTCCGTTCACCATATTCCCATTGAAAAAGCGCTGAAGCATGGCCTCTATAAACGCATTTGCTTGATGGCTGGCCGTGACTGGATCCAAGCAGCAGAAGACCAATGGCTTAAAGAGCAAGTTAACTTTTACGCCACCAAGGAAGCCGCTAACGAAGAACTGTACTGTGTACCTAGCCAAGGTGCGGGCCAATACCTCAGCCGCCGAATGCGAGAACGTGCGCTCACCGCTGACTATAAAGTTGTAAGGTTTAAAGCACCCGACGACTTTGAAACTTGGACTGAAGAGCAACGCATTAGTGAGGTTGAAAAATGGTGTGAAGAGTATGTACAGCCCCTACTAGATAAACTTAACCCAGAGCTTAGTCATGCCTTTGGTGAAGACTTTGCGCGTAAAGGCGACTTGTCTGTATTTAGTGTGGGCGAAATAGCTCAGGACACTCGCCTGCTAGTGCCCTTTATTGTGGAGCTGCGCAACGTCACTTATGACCAGCAACGCCAGATCATGTTTTACATCACTGAACGCTTACCGCGCTTGCGTGGCTTAGCATTCGACGCAACGGGTAACGGTGGCTATTTGGCAGAAGCGGCCATGCTCAAGTACGGCACAGAAATGGTGGATTGCGTGCATCTATCTCAAGCCTGGTACAGAGAGTGGATGCCAAAGCTTAAAGACTACTTTGAGATGGACAATATCCTACTACCAAAAGATCAGGATGTGTTAGACGACCTCGGCCAAATCAAACTCAAAGACGGCATTGCCCAAATTGATAAAGGCAAGACTACCGACACCTCAGGCGAGAAGCGCCACGGTGATAGCGCGGTGAGTATAGCCATGCTAGTACGCGCTGTGGAGATGGATGGCAGCGCCATTGAGTTCACCCCGCTACCAAGCAAGAGCAGCAACGACTTTAACTACGACGACCTAGGCAGCTTTCAAGGTGCGGGGTGCTGGTAATGCGCTGGCGTATCAAGTTCGAGTACATCTTTACCACCGTTGGCGGCTTTATAGATATTGAAGCCCCCAGCTATGAAGCTGCTGAACGCTACACCCTTGACCTCGATGTATACGTGGTATCAATCAAACCAATTTTGCGAGTATAACTATGCTAGTAGACATTAATGGCGATCCGCTATCAGTTAATAAACTAGACAAAAATCAAACCGAAGAAAATGCCCAAGTGGGCATGTTGCTTAGGCAATATGCTGAACACCCAACGCAAGGCCTAACCCCAGCGAAACTTGCAAGTTTGCTAAAAGAGGCGGAGGAAGGCAATTTGGCCGCGATGGCCGACTTGGCAAAGGACATTGAAGACAAAGACGGCCACATAAGCTGCGAACTGGGTAAACGCCGCCGCGCTGTGCTTGGGTTTGATTGGAAGATAAAGCCCCCACGTAATGCCTCAACCGCTGAAAAGCGCGACGCAGAAATGATCGCCGAAGTCTTAGAGGACGCGACTTGGTTTACGGATTTTAAATTTGATTTAACCGACGCCATGCTAAAAGGCTTTTGTGCCAACGAGTTGCAATGGGACTACATCGAGAAGCAGCAGCTCATCACAGGTTACGCATACCGAGACCAAAACATATTTAAAACCCACCCCGCAGACTTTAATCGCATTATGCTTAATGACAGCAGCGACGAAGGCGAAGCCCTCAACCCGTTTGGTTGGGCGCTGCATATTCATAAATCAAAATCGGGTTATGTCCATAGGGCTGGATTGCTCTCCGTACTTGCTTGGCCATTCCTATTTAAGAATTTTAGCGTACGAGACTTAGCGGAGTTTTTAGAGATCTATGGTTTGCCTGTACGCGTGGGTAAGTACCCAAGTGGTGCAACCGATGCTGAGAAAGCTACCCTCCTGCGTGCCGTGATGGCAATTGGCCATAACGCTGGCGGTATCATACCGCGAGGAATGGAAATTGATTTTCAAAGTGCAGCTAACGGCCAAGCAGATCCGTTTGAAAGTATGATCCGGTGGTGTGAACTCACCCAATCAAAGGCAGTACTAGGTGGCACGCTAACAAGCCAAGCGGATGGGAAAACAAGTACCAATGCGCTGGGCAGTGTTCACCAAGAAGTTAAAGAGGACATCACGCTTAGCGACTTACACCAGCTTGAGCAGACCATAAACCGCGATGTGATCTACCCGATGTACGCACTGAATGGCAAATCGTACAACGGTAATCGTCGGTTGCCACGTTTTGAGTTTGATACCTCGACTAGTGATGAGATGCGCGATCTGGCGTATCCCCTGCGATCGCTAGTGAGCCTTGGAATGCAGATCCCTAAAACATGGGTGCATGATCGTTTGAACATACCTGAGCCAAGCGAAGGCGAAGCGGTGTTGGAAGTACCAACCGAGCCGATGCCAGGCAATAACACCACAGTACTCAATACAGCGGTGGCCGCACTCAATGCGGAATACCAAACACGCAGCACGCAAACAGAGCTAGATACTGCCATTGATGCAATCACCAGTGGCGATATGCGCGAAGAGTACAAAGCAACACTGCAACCGCTGCTGAATAAACTTAACCAAAGTGAAGAACTGGCAGCTATTGAGCTTGCCGAACTTTATCCCACAATCGACCAAGGCCAACTAACCGAAATGCTCACCAAGCTAATTTTTGTGAGTGAGATTTGGGGCATGATCAATGATTGATCTGAGTATTGCTTTTAATAAACCGCCTGCGGATGCGGTGGCTTACTTTAAAGCTAAGGGCTACACCGTCAGCGATGAATGGCACGATGTGCTGACAACAGCGCACGCCAAGGCGTTTACTGTGGCCCGTGTGCAGAGCATGGAAGTACTAGAGGCGATACGTAAAAAAGTAGACTCCGCTATTGCTGAGGGCTTAACGGCAAAACAATTTAGAGAGCAGCTAACGCCTGAGCTTCAGCGATTGGGTTGGTGGGGCAAAACCAAGAATGAGCAAGGCGATGCAATCCAGTTGGGTAGCCCTTACCGCTTAAATAATATTTATCGCACCAATCTACAAACCGCCTATATGAGTGGCCGCTATCGCCGCATGCTGGCTCGTAGTAAAACGCATCCGTATTGGCAGTATGTTGCTATTGATGATGCACAGACACGGCCTGAACATAAACTGCTGCATGGCAAGGTCTTTCGATTTGATGACCCCATTTGGCAAACCATATTCCCGCCCAATGGTTGGGGTTGCCGCTGTCGCGTTCGTGCGCTCACGGCAGAGCAAGTAAAAGCGCGCAGCTTAACCGTAGAGGACGGTAGCGGCTATGTACAGCAATTTGATGCTGAGATTGTAAGCCGTGAATCTGGCGAAGTTAAAACCACTGAGCACGCTAGGATTAAACTGCCTAGTGGTGATGTAATGACGCCAGATGTGGGCTGGGCCTATTCGCCTGGCCAATCAGCCTTTGGCACTGACGTGGCCGTGGCACAAAAACTAGGTAAGGTCGAAGATGTACAGTTACGCGCTGAGACCATTCAGGCGCTCAACAATAGTGATGAACGGGCTAAAGCATTTGAGCTGTGGACGCGTAAAAGCATTGAACGCATAGAGCAGTATCAAGCAGCTAAGCTTGCTGGCGATACGGCTGGGCTTAGAGCGTTTGGCCCAAGGCCGCAACATAAAACGGTGGTGAGCTTTTTAGGTGATGACATAAACCAAACACTTTTAGATAAAGGCATTGATGCGAGTAGAACGCTGGTATTGTCTGAGCGTGTGCTTGCTCATGCCCATAATGAAAAACACCAAGCAAACGGTACAGCTTTAGCGCTAAAGGCCTATACAGAGTTAAGCACTTTGATAAATGACCCAAAAGCTCAAGTACTATGGGAACGTGAACGCAACGAACTGCTTTATGTAAAGCGTGAGGGTGAAGAGTCAATTAAGGTTGTGGTGCGTTATCAGGGTAAAGGAATTGAGTTAGACACATTAATTAATGCACTAAAGGTTAAAACGCACACCATTGATGCAGCTATTAGCGGTGGATTGTATGAGGTATGGCGGTAGGGTGAGAATCGAACTCACATCACTGTCAGACAGCCCCTTACCTATCGGGGTACACCACCGCCACAAACAATTATTACCCAACAACTCGGTGATTACAATATGACCACTAGAATTGAAATACTCACAAGCGGTGATGCAACTAAGGCACTTGAGCAAATCGCACAGCGCTTTGATGACCTAAGCGACCCAATGAACGAGATAGCCGCCATTATGGAAGGCGCAACGGAAGACGCCTTTGCTGAAGAGCGTAGCCCAGTAACGGGAGAGGCATGGCCAGCGCTTAGTGAAAACTACCTAAAACAAAACCCCAAACGTGTTGGCGGGCAATTGCTGCAAGTAAGCGCTGGCGGCTTAGCATCAAGCATTGCCGCAGACAGCAGCGCGTTTTGGGCGCAGATTAGTAGTAACAAACCGTATGCCGCCATACAAAACCTTGGAGGATTGCCAGAAATGGCTCCTGGCCCAGCTGCAATTCCACAGCGTGAGTATTTAGGGATAAGCCTCAATGAAGAAACCAATATTTTGGACACTCTCAGCAACTATTTTACCGAAAACTAAACAACGCCTCAGAAGCCCTCTGAGGCGTTTTTGCATACTCAGGTGCTAGCGTTGGGTGTTGTTGTAACAGAAAAGCGCTTTAAAGGCGTTTCGAAACGTTTCTAGACATTACTTTCTACTGTTTGTATGCTCATGCTAAAAATAAAAGAAGGAATATTTATGATCAAAGAGCACTCATTATTAGCGTTAGCCAACAAAGCTATCGATTTATCTGAATTGATAACCAAACTCGAGAATTCAGTAAATAATATACCCAACCAAACAGCAGAATATCTCAATACTTTTTCACCACTGTTCAAAGAAAATAAGCAACTTAACTTTTTACTGGAAGAAATAAAAAAAGGCACTTCCACCGGTACAGAGAGGCCTTTTGCTAGTATAAAACTCTCCCAACTAGAAAGTTTCTTAACAAGGTTAGATAGGCTTACGGAGAGTTTATTGAACTCAGTCGACTTTGTTCTTACGGCAGACATAACCAATGCGCCTTCTAATAAAAAGCTATTGCATCAAGCAGTACATATAAACTCTGCAGTTCACGGTTTAATAGGAGCTGTAGAACGAGAAAAAACTCTCCTAGATTCGGAGAAGGAGCTTGATAAAAACCATAATTTCATAGAAGCAATGAAACGTGAAACAAAATCATTGATAGAACAAAATCAAGACTTTTATAGCAAGTCGGAAAGACGTTTAAAAAGTTTAGTAAATGAATGTTCTGAAAAAGGAGACGTGTTTAAAAGTCAAATAGATGAATATCAGCAGCTCCTTAAAGATTTAGAAACTAAGTCTAGTAAAATGTTTGATGCAACGGAAAAAAAAATGCAATCCATAGATAATGAATCAAGCGAAAGCTTGAACTACCTAAAGGTCAAAAAATCAGAAATGGATGAACTATTAGATACGGTAGGGAAGAAAGCCACTGCTTCAGAATTTTTACAGAGCTCAAAAGAAGAAAAAAAACTAGCCGATCTAACAAGAATTGGAGCATTGATATGCATGGCATTAGTAATTATCATCATATTTGTAAATGTTTACGTTAATTCACAGCACGAAATGGTTGCCTGGACTGACTCCCTGTTCAGTGCTTTTCTCATTTTTAGTTTGTCCGTTCCTGCTGTGTATTTGTCTAGGGAATCATCAAAGCATAGGGCAAAACATTATGAGTATGGACAGACAGCTTTTAAAATAAATGCGTTACCTTTGTACGTAGCCAAGCTCCCTGAAGATATTCAAATTGAGATAAAAAAACTTTTCGCAGAGAGTGTATTCCGTGCAGAGCAAAGCGAGTCACAAGAAAGCTACCCTATCAATCTCCAAGAGTTTATGCTTGAAATTCTTAAAGTACTAAACGCCAAAAAACAATAATATAAAAGCTTTAACTGATATTGGCACCAAGGAGTAACTTAGTGCCAATGTTTTACTCCTGTTCTTTTCCAACGAAAAGCTGCCAACATAGATAATCACACAAAATTAAGCCCCCTCCCCCTAAAGGTACAATTAAATAGTCGTTTTAAAGGGTAAATGGACTAATTCTTCATCAGAAAAGTAAAACCTTTGTATCCGAAGGTATATATCGTTCATATCGCTTCTAAACTTATCGAAGTCAATAACTACTTGCTCCATTTGATAGGTTGCAAGCGTCATAGCATACTCGTGAAGCTCTTTTCTCTTTACCCTCATAATACTTGCTTTAACAAGCATACGTTCTTTAGCCTGGTCCACTTCTTTAAAAATATCTTTATGTATGGCTCGGAGAGTTTCGAGTTCCTGCATAGTGCTTTCGATTAGTTTTAATACTTCACTTTTTTTCTCAAACTCAACACTCGTTAGAATTGCGGCATACGCTTTAATTTGATTCTGTAATTTCAGTTCCTTTTTAAATTGTTCTTTGCAACTAGTCTTTAAAAGAAAGTATTGGTAAAACGCCATAAGAAAGTTAGCGTGATTCTCCAAGTCTCTCTGAGCCAGCCATTGATTTCGAGTTACAAAAGCAACATACCACAAACCTAAAGTACCAATAGCTACTAGCCAATCGGCTGGAGGCTGCTGTTTAAAATTTATATCAATATAAATTAATGGAGCTGGTATACCAAAGAGAAGGCCAGCCATAAAAACTAAACTTATTACGCTAAAGTAAAACCAGTTACTACGGGAACAAAAGAAATCTTTGACGGTATGAAATGAGGTTGACCCCAACTTAAATGTGTGTTCATGTTCAATGCCTTTATCAGAGTATGGTTCCATCTTATAACGTCCCACATATATGGTTTGGAAATGTATGAATTAATATTTAAGAGTTAACAAAACACACTAGCAAAATTCGTCACAGATTGACTAACTATTTATTAACCCAGTTTAAAATACACTTCCAACCCTAATCCACATACTGGCACCAAGACAAACGTTTTAGTGCCAGAACATGCAAAATACCTCAACGCAACAATCCATAAACTGCCAGCACAAGCAATCACACATGAAGGTGACTTCTGTTGCTGTGTGTAATACACAAGCGCAGCATTTTGGCCTTGCGGTATGTAGCTTGGCAAGCGAACCTGAAGAAAGTGGTATTAGCCCTCGCGTGCTGCTTATGCCTGATGGGCCATTCTCTGGCCATGACGGTAGACCATTTGAAGTCCCTGGCAATAAATGGCTGATGGATGAAACAGCGTTTAATAATCTTAAAACCGCTGCCCTTAGCCGTGCTAACGATTACCTCTTTGATTACGACCACCAAACCCTCTTTAAAGCACAGAACGGCCAACCTGCGCCAGCGGCTGGTTGGTTTGCATCCGACGGTTTGGAATATGTGCCAGGCGAAGGCGTATATGCCAAGAACGTAAAATGGACAACGGCGGCACTGAGTGCGCTGCGCAATAAAGAGTACCGCTACGTTAGCCCCGTGTTTGCTTACGACAAGTCTACAGGTCGCCCATTCAAATTACTTCACGTTGCCTTAACCAATGACCCCGCAGTACTGGGCATGGAAGAGGTAGCAGTGTTAAACCTGCAATACTCCTCAGGAGCACCCAAGATGAACGAAGCCCAGCAACTCCTCGCTGCGCTTGGCATTACCGTGGACGGTGATGTTACCAGCGAGCATATCGAAAAAGGCAAAGCGGCCATTACCGAACTGAAAAGCAAGGCCGATGGCGCAGAAGGTAAAGACAAGCAAATTGCTGCCTTGAACTCACAGATTCAGCAAGCATCGTCGAGTGTGGACTTAACCAAGTTTGTGCCAGTTGATGTGCACAACGCACTACGTGGCGAACTGGCCGCACTCAATAGCCAGCACCAAGGCGTGACTATTGAAACCGCTATTGATAAAGCCAAAGCTGAGGGCCGCGTGATTGCCGCCGAGATTGATTACCTCAAGCAACTTGGTGAGCAAAGCGGACTTGCCGCCCTCAATGCGGTGTTAGATAGCCGCCAACCTATTGCAGCGCTAAACGCTCAGCAGTCCAAACCAACCCCAACACCATCGCAAGACAAAACAGGCGTTGCCGCTTTGTCTGCCGAGGATAAATACGCGGCTGACCAACTGGGTATTAGCCACAAAGACTACGCAGCACTAAAAGAGGACGACCAGTAATGGCGATTATTACTCCTGCATTATTAACCAGCCTACAAGTTGGGTTTAAAAAGAACTTTCAAAATGGCTTAGACGAGGCGAAGCCGTCGTTTACGCAAATTGCCACGGTGATACCCTCAAGCACCAAAAGCAACACCTATGGCTGGTTAGGTAAATTTCCTTCACTGCAAAAATGGGTGGGCGACCGCCAACTGCAATCGATGAAAGCACACGCCTACAGCATTGTAAATGACGACTGGGAAGCCTCGATCAGTGTTGACCGTAACGACATTGAAGACGACGAACTGGGCATTTACGCACCACTGATGCAAGAAATGGGGCGAAGCGCAGCCATTCACCCTGATGAAGTGTGTTACCCGCTGTTAGCCTCTGGTTTTACGACGTTGTGTTACGACGGCCAAAACTACTTTGATACCGACCACCCCGTGTATGAAAAAGTAGATGGCTCCGGCGCGGTTGAAAGCGTCGCCAATATGGCTGCTGATGGCGCATACACTGGCCCCGCTTGGTATGTGCTCGACACCTCAAAAGTACTTAAACCGATTATTTTCCAAGAGCGCAAAAAGCCGCAATTTACGTCGATGACCAAACTGGATGACGAAGCGGTGTTTACCAGCAAGCTATTCAGATACGGCACCGATTGTCGCGATGCAGCGGGCTTTAGTTTTTGGCAACTCGCCTTCGGTAACAATCGTGAACTGAATGCCGACAACCTGTGGGATGCCATTACGAAAATGCGCGAATTTAAAGCCGATGGCGGCCGCAAGCTGGGTATTCGCCCAACCACCTTGGTTGTGCCACCTGGCCTTGAAAAAGTCGCCACGCGCTTACTTGAACGCGAACTCGATGCCAACAGCTCGAACGAGTTAAAAAACCGTTTAACGCTGGTTGTTGCCGACTACCTCTAGTACCTGCGCCCCTATGTGGGGCCAACCCATAGGATGAAAAATGAAATGGCTGAACCGACTATTTACCCTGTGCGCATTATCTCTCAGCAACCTGATGGCTACCGCCGCGCCAGCATTACCCTCAAACGTGGCGTTAATGAGCACCGTGTTACCGAGCATCAACTTGAAGGTCTTAAAAAAGATCCACGCCTTGCGGTGTCGCGCATTGCTCAAGCAAGTGAAGATACAACAACGACACCAAACATGGAGCCAGGAAGTATTTGTACCAGTGTAGAGGGCGTTGAAATTGACCTTGCAGGTGTTGACCCTGAGCTGCACCCATTCATTGGTGTAATGGCCATTGAGCAGTTCACTAAAAAGCCTTCGGTCGAGCAGCTAAGCATTTCAATCAGTGATGATGAAAATGGTGAGACAGTCACTGGTGAACTAAAGCCAACCGCTGCTCAGCGTGATGCTGCATGGCAGGTTTATCAATCTGCCCTAAAGAATGTGGAGCAATAAGCATGACCTACGCTGCCGCTGAAGACATGCAAAACCGCTTTAATCACCAAGATCTGGTGCTGCTGACAGAGCGCTCGCACAGCGCACCTGACGAAGTGGATATGGCTGTGCTCACTCAAGCATTGGAAGATGCAACAGCTGAGATTAACGCCTACTTGTCTGGCCGTTACACGCTGCCACTTAGCATTGTACCCACGGCATTGGTGCGCATTTGTTGTGATATTGCCCGCTACTTTTTAAGCGGCGATAACGCGCCGGAGCATATTCACCAACGCTACATGGATGCAGTGAAGTTTTTAAAAGCGGTGAATGCAGGCACAGTGTCGCTGGGTATCGATAGTCAAGGTGATAAAGCGGAGACTAACGACACCGCCGTGATGGAATCAGCAGGCAGCGTATTTGCTCGCAACAAAGCCAAGGGGTTCATCTGATGTTCGTAATTAGCGATGACTTTTTAGCAGCGGGCCAACTGTTAGAAACAGCCCTAAGTGCAGTGCCTGGCATACGCCAAGTTAAAGCGCTTGATGACCTAGCAGAGATAGACAAAACCAATCATACCCCGAGCTTGTTTTATCTCTACTACGGCGAGCAGCTAGCAGAAACCGCGCACGCTGGAGCAAACACCCAGTTAAAACAAACTTGGCTTGTCATCTTAGCTGAGCGAAAAGGAAGCAAGGCCGCAGGCAAAAACATTGCCGCTACCATTCGTGCCCTTGCCGGAAAGATGACTGGTGACGCAGGCCCTTGGCAGCGCGTTAACACCCCAATCAAACCAAGATACACAAGCGGCCATGCGTTTTACCCGCTGGCCTTTACCTGTCAAATGAAGTTTAAAGGAGCACTTACATGAGTGGCTTACTAGTAGCGGGCAATTTCTTTATTGACCGATTAAACCCACAAGGCCAAAGCCTCGGTATTTTTGGCCCTATCAATATGACCAAGCTCAGTATCAAAACCGAAGCTGAGACCAAGACCCGTGCATCTCGTAAAAAAGAGTCTTATGGCCAAGCGTTAGATGACGTCAAGATTGCCAAGCCTGCTGAAGTGTCATGCGAGTTTGATGACCAACCCTCTGAGTTATTGGCGATGGCGCTGATGGGTAAAGTGGTTGATCTAAACGAAGCCAGCGGCACGGTAACAGATGCAGCAAAAACCTTGCCCGCCAATCAGGGCTGGCTAGAGCTTGGCCATAAGAACCTAGCCGCAGAAGGTCTTACGGTTAAGCAGGCAACTACCACACTCACGCTAGGAACTGATTTTGAGATCAACTATGCACTGGGTTTGATCCGCTCTGTCAAAGGTGGCGAAGTAGATGCAGGTGGCAGCATTACCGTGAGCTATCAACACAACGCGCGAAGCGGTAAGACCATCCAAGGTGGTATTGAATCACAAGTTCGAGCACGTATTTTTGGTGAGGGAACCAACCTTGCCAACGGTAAAGCCATTGAGCTTGAAGTATACGACGTGTCACTGATGCCAGATAAAGAAATTGATTTTGCAGCCAGTGAGTTTGTGAGTGGCGGCCTAGCGGGTACTGCCAAGCTGCCAGCAGGTAAAGCAACCCCATTCACCTATACCGAATTAGACGCATAGCTCCCGTTGGGGCCTCGGCCCCTTTTTCAAATCCTTAAACTCATTTTCAAACTGAGCGGTTGTAATGGCTAATAAGACTCTTGAACTTGCACTCCGAATAGTGGCCGAAGCCACTGGCAAACAAAACCTTGAACAGTTAGTTGCTGAGCTGCGCCGTATTGAACAAAGCGCAGATGATGCTGCACCTGCCACTGACCAACTCAGCCAGAATTTAGATGAGACGGCTCAAGCCGCAAAGCAGACAAGCCAAAGCTCTAATGAACTTGCCGATGACTTAGCGTCGTCAACTACCGCTAGCACTAAACTGGGTGAATCGCTCAGAGACGTCGCAAATAACGCGAAAACCACGGCGAGCGATACGCAAGCACTGAGCGGCGACTTAAACCAGATTGGCACTGCTACAACGAACGCCAGCCAAAAAGCAGGCGTGCTCGCCGATGTGATTGATGAGCTAGGCAACCAGCAGGAACTTATCCGCGCTTTTGAGCGCTCCAAGCGAGAACTCGAAGAGCAAGAGATTGCAACCGCTGCTGCTGCGCACGCGCTAGACCAATTACAAAAACAAGCACAAGACACCAGTAAGCCATTTGTTGAACTTGCCCGAGGCATTGACCTTGCAGAGCGAGACTTGCAGCAAATGCGGGTTGAGCTGACGCAACAAACCACCAAACACAATGCACTGCAACAAGAGCTAAAGCGAACTGGTCTCGATACCAACAACCTAAGCATTGCCAAACGCAACTTGGCTGGACGTTTTAACCAGGCAGGTAAAGCCGTTGATGGATTTACGCAAGACCTAAAACAAGGCAGTGCTGCCCAACAAGCACATGCAGAAAGCCTGGGTAACGTCGCAAGCCAAATCGCGGCGGTTGCTGCTGCCTACTTTGGGTTAGACCAAGTTGGCCAAGCCGTGCGCTCCGTGTTTGAAACGGGCGATAAGTTTGAAAAGCTCCAAGTGCAAATGAATGGCCTGATGGGCAGCATTGCCCAAGGTGAAAAGGCCAGCGCCTGGATAACTGAATTTACTAAAAATACACCGCTTCAGCTCGGTGAAGTATCGCAAGCATTTGTGAAACTCAAGGCATTCGGCCTCGACCCAATGGACGGCACGCTGCAATCCATCACGGACAGCGCTTTAAAGCTCGGTGGTAGTTATCAGGAAGTTGAAGGGATAAGCCTCGCACTTGGCCAAGCCTGGGCTAAACAGAAACTGCAAGGTGAAGAGATTTTGCAGCTAGTTGAACGTGGTATTCCTGTATGGGATATGCTGCAAACGGTCACGGGTAAAAACGTCCAGGAACTACAAAAGTTAAGTAGCGCAGGCCAGCTAGGCCGTGACGTTATCAAGCAGCTGATTGATGAAATGGGCAGAACCAGCACAGGCAGTGCGGCTGCACAAATGGCACTATTTAGCGGCCAAGTCTCTAACGCCAAAGACAATCTGGAACAGTTTTATAACCTCATTGCTAAGTCTGGTGCGATGGATTGGCTCAAGGGCCAAATTGGTGATTTAAACAAAGAATTTGCTGCAATGGCAGCCGATGGCCGATTGCAAGAATGGGCGCAGTCAATCAGCGACACCATTGTGGCAACCGGCACTGCTATCAAAGACACCATCACTACGCTGTATGAATACCGTGAGGAGATAGGATTTGTAGCCAAAGCGTGGCTGGCGCTAAAAATCGGCTCTTATTTTAGTAGTGTTGTGGCAGGTGCAGTGAGTGCCACCCGGGCATTTGTTACCTATAGAGCCGCCGTAACCGCAGCGACAACAGCCACCAATGCTGCGACCGTTGCTGCAAACCGCTGGCGCAATGTGGCTGGTGTGATTGCCCGAGGCGGTGTGTATTTAGCGCTAACCAATGAGGTTATTAACCTGATTGGTGAGTATCAAAATTTAAAAGTTGCTGAAGCAGGCGTCGCGGAAAGTCAGCGCAATGCAGAGCTACAGGCCGCAAAGCTGAAAGGCGAGCTTGAGTTAATAAGCTCAACCACAGGCATTCTTGTTACCAGTTTAGAAGAAGTGGAAGCCGCCGTGGCTGCTGGCACGCTGGTCATGAATGAAACCACCGGAGCCTATGAAAACGCAGCACGGAAAGCCGAAGCACTCGCTGAAGCCACACGCATTGCCGCTGAAGAAGAGCGTAAGCGCCAAGAGTTGCTTAGGCTCACCATACCTGAAACATTGCGTGTGATCGAGACACTAGAGCAACAGGCGCAAAATCTAAATGGTGTGCGCGCTGGTGTTGATGGTTTTATCCAATCCATTGAGTCGGCACGTACCGCGCTCGCTGGTGCTGGAGAAGAGTATAACCAGCAGTTAGTATTACTCGACTCATTAAAAGCTAAGTTTGAAAGCCACAACGAATCATTAGCGCGCCAAGCATATCTCGCAGGTGATGTAAAAAAAGCCTATAAAGAATTAGGTATCACCAGTGCTGATGCGCTCACTCAAACGGCTACTAAATTACAAGGAGCGTTTGAACTACTCCAACAAAGCAACGAACCAGTTGCGATGCAACAGCAAGCATTCCTTAAGTGGGCCAAAGCAGCCGTTGAAGCTGCCAACGCCACAGACCAAACTGTGCCTGCGTCCGTGCAAGCCGCAGCGGCCGCACTAGGTTTAACCGCAGAGCTGGATAAACTGGTTAATGCTGCGAATAAACTCAAGCCTGCCACAGATGAAAATAGTACCGCTACAGCAAAGTTTGCCAGTGTGTTAGCCAGCACCCGCGCTGCAATGGAAAACAATAAAAAAATCCTAGACAGCTCTACAGCCTCAGCGGAGCAAAAAGCCAAAGCACAGGCGGCACTAAACCGTCAGACTGGATTGATGGTCGAACAGGAAACCGATCTGGCGCGCGTACGAGAGCTAGAAACCAAAAACCTGCAAGGGCTAAATGTTGAGCAGCGCAAGCTCGAACAAGAGCTTGAGCAAGTTAATCAACAATACAAGATAGGGGCATTAACCGCTGAAGACTACCAACACAAAAAGGAGCGGATAAGTAACATCTTATCTGTGGTGAATGACCTACTCGGTGATTTTAAAGATGCACAAGACAATGCAACGGATGCAACCAAACGCGGCACTCAGGCGACAGAGAGCGCAACAAAGGCCAATGAGCGCTCCTTAAAAAGCTTACGCCAACAAAAAGAAGAGCTTGAGAAAGTCAGCCAAAGCGCCAACCGTGCTGCAACGAGCATGAGTAACTACCAAAACCGCAACCGCCCAACGGTTGAGCAGATAGTGGACTATCAGGAAAAGTACGAAACTGGGCGCGGTGCAGCTTATCGATTTGAAAGTGCTGAAGTCATCGCCGAGCGCGCCCGTCGCGAGCGCGAGAAAATGCAGCAGCAACAGTACGCGCAGTTTGAGCGTGCAATTAACGCATCTACATCAACGTCAGAGCTATCCAAAATTTATGACCGGATATTTAAACAGCTCGTTTATATCGATGGCGAACAAAAGCGCGCATTGCGAGATTTAATTGACCGCCAGCGTGAATCGCTCAAACAAGTTGCCAGTGCCAAACGTAATCCCACACGCTCAAACACAATCACACCTCGTGAAAACACTGAGTATTACAGCCCAAGTCCCGTACCGACTAGACCAAACAATAGCTCACCACTGAGTGATGCCGTTAATGGCAAACTCGATAAATTGCTAACGCTACTGACAGGCCAGCAATCCGGTAAGCGCATTGTGCTGGAACTCAAATTACCCAGTGGTAACACCGCTGAGCTGTACACCACTATCCGTGATCAACTTTTAGAAGAGCTAGAACAATTGAGTAACGCACAATGATAGTAATTAACGCCATAGAACTACCACACGCCGTGTGGACAGATGAGCACGACTATCAAGCCGTTGCTGAGCAAACAGAGCTTGCATTAAACGGAGCCTCACATATTGAAAAAACGCTGTTACCTGGTCGGCCCATCACGATTGAGAGCGTGCTGGAGACTGCGAGTGCCTACATTGCACTATTTGACCATAGCCGAACCACGCTAACCGCGTTTGATATATCGATCCGTGGCACGGTATACACCGTGGTTTGGGATCACAGTCAAAAGCCTGCCACGGGCAGCGCCGTTAGTTATTACTCGGATGCAGCACCTGATTTTTTTGAAAACATAACCTTACGACTAAAAACGGTGTAACCATGTTAAGAAGTCACCTTAAAATATTTAAGCCCCAACGGCTTGGCAGCGCCCCCAATGCAGGTGGACACCGCACTAACAACGCAGTGGTAAGCGGTAAATTGAACGATGTGTTTAGCTCAATCAGCGACGTAGATCATGCGCGCAGCGCGTTCGATTTGGTCAAGCTTTACCCCGCTGTTGCAACGGATGACGCAACAAAATTATCGGATGCACACGTATTTATTGCCGACCAACCAGAAGACCCGCTGGTCAGCACGCTACTGGTTGAGTCTCCAGATTTACGAGACGACTCGCTGCTTGAAGATATGTTGGCGTTAATGACTGCCAGCACGACGAAATATCACGGACTGAGTCATTTAACATCACCATACCAAAGCGGTGAGCTACATCTAAGAGTGCGGGACTTGCAGCGCTCCTTAGCGCCAAGTGTTACTCGCACTCAGTCTAAACAAGGACTGAGACCACAGCTGGACAGTGATAGCGATGTAACGGGATATCGATACAAAAAGATTGAGTCATTTGGTAATTTAAGTGAGTTTAGTATCGATATTCCAGACTTATTGCTCGATTACACAAGAGTTGTTGTGCGCGAGCATTCGTGGTTTTCTCTTTGGAAGCAGCACACTATCAACGGCACGGTGGTATCAGGGGAAACGTATGAAGGACGATATTTGCCTAGCGGTTACTTTCTTTGGATCTACTACTTATCAAAGCTGGATTTTAGGTTTCATTCATTTGGCTCAAGTCAGAACATCACATTAGGCGCGACAGAAACCATTGTTAAAGGGACGGTTAAGCTAAAAAAATCCGGTTCTAGCCAAATAATCACAGATGATGGCGCTGGTCGCTTTATCCATTCTGGCTACATTATCGCGACGATTGATTATGATACGGGCGTAATTACAGAGTTAGAGCCAATCGATTATAGCGGGACGGTAAGCGAAGAACTGGGCGCGTTAATTCAGTTAAAGCCACTTTCACTGCGAGAAATCGAATTTGCGTTACCGTCTCAATCATTTGCTCGAAATAGTATTTATATTCGCGCAACGTCTGAGGCAGGCACTGAATATAGTGCATCTAGCGATGACAACGGCAACATCACTGGTACTAATATATCTGGCTCGGTAAGTAGTAATGGCACGGTTTCACTGGTGTTTGCGGTTGATATGGTGCAGGAATCTATCACCTATGATTATGATGAACTCACCATTATCAATGTGCCTAGCCCACCTGGTGGCATTGACCGCAGCAAACTACCTGAAGGCGGCTATGTGCCGATATTTCACGAGTTTAATCTTGTGTGCGTGCAAGACCGTCACCGGACCCAACACGCAACACTGAGCGATGGCCAAGAGTTAACGGTAACCGTTGACGCTAACTGGGTAGATATTGTTGATAATGATGGGCTATCGCTCTACAGCGCCAATGATGACAATTACAGTTATGACAAAGCCACAGGCAAAGTCACAATCAAGCCTGGCATTACCAACTTTTCTGGCCCGTTCATCATAACCACCGTCTTGAGTGAGTTGGTCTTAGTGGATGCAATCGACGGCGACACGCTCAAAATACTCTCACCACTTAAGCGAACATATGACGTTGGCACAACGGTCTCAAGCACTTACGTACTTGGAGACCTACAAGCGCTGACCAAAGACGAGCGAACCCTGAGCGCTTGGCAAAACAACTTTGGTGATTTTGGCTCTCCGGCATCGAGCGCAATCAATACCACACAATATCCAATAGAACTGAGCAACCTCGGCACCATTGCTCAGCGCTGGGCCATTGTATTTACCAGCACTACTGCGTTCTATGTGGTTGGCGAGCATGTAGGCACCATTTATAACGGCGACATTACCAGCGACTGCACGCCCATTAATGCCAATGCAGGCTCACCATTTTTTGTTTTACGCAAAGAAGCATTTGGCGCTGGATTGAATCCAGGCGAAGCGTTTTTGTTTGAAACCACCACTGCAAGTAAGCCAGTTATGCTGACGCGCTCAGTAAGCCCCGGGCACAGTGACATTCAGTATGATAAATCAACATTAGCATTTAGAGGCAGTAACTCATGATTTCGGCAATGAATCGACTTAAATTATTCCAAAGCACAGATGTTGGCGCTCCGAGTGGTAACAACTCAGACGCTGGGACGGTTGATGTATTAAAAAAGGTATTAGTTGATGGGTATGGAGAGGTCTCACCTGCGGGCTGGAGTGCCCCATTTAGTAGTACAAATAGTATCGTATTGAAAACAGCCAATGATGATTACTTCTTTAAGGTATATCCCGCTGTGAACTATTCTAAAGGGCTTGCCATACATGGCTACGATGCAATGACCACTATTAATGATGGCGTTAATAGAATGCCTGATATTGATTCCAGTGGCCCAAAGTATTCCGCTGATAGCGTTCCAACTATGCCTAAGCTCAGTGCAAATTGGACAATTTTAGCTAATGAGTATTGCTGCTACGTCCTGAGTGATAACGGAATTTGCGCATTTATAGGCTGCCTCGACAGCAAAGGGGCGGCCCCCAATTGCATAACAGGTGGGTTCCACGGTTGGGATGACATTAAAATGGATAGAGGTTTTCCATTTGGAAAAGGCTACCACACTGTGTTTATTCGTGCGATGGCTGGCCGTGAGTTTATTAAGTTAAAACCAAACCATTACATACTGGAAGTTTCTAAAATTAAGCCTGTGGGCGAAAAGAATCTAATTTACCAGTGCGGCATTACCATAGAGGGCACTGAAGCATTTTTCCCGGGAATGTTTGGTGCATTATTCAACTCAATCACTGACTTAAATATAGAGGAGTATCAGTTCTTTAAATATCACAGAACGGGCAGCTGGAATAGCGATGCCAATGGTGAGGTGTACTTATGTTTACAGTAAGCAGTCGCTTTATGGGGAGTAGTCAAAGACTGATAGGACGTCGAGAACAGCCGCCATCCAAAGATAGTACAGCCCACTATGTTTTTTCTATTACGCTTGATACGTCAAGAGAGAATAGTAATGAGTTGGTTTTGGCCTATGACAAAGCTAATTACAAACTCATTGGCATTGCTCGTCCAACAAATAAAGAGTGTGTTATCAAAACGTACAATGCCCGACCACTGAATGAGTTCTTATTAATAGCGATAGATAATGAGCAGGAGCTTGAGGCTGAGGCCGTTGATAACTGTAAGCCTGAAGTTGTATGGCTGTAATTGTCATTAAGCTTGCTCAGCAAGCGAGTAATAAAACATCGCCAATAACAATTACATTTGGAGGTGGTGATACCCCAGTAATTGAGTACATTTCCTGTGAGGTGGATTTTAATTTATCTAGCCAGAAAAGCATTACTAATAACGTAGCATTGGCATTTGGGAGAGCCCAAGACATAGATACTATCAACCAACTAATTTCATCGTCAGCAGGCTCGATAGGCAATAATGTATATTTCAACTACCTCAATCAAACCAAAAGTGGCACGAAAGAGTGTTCATTTGGATGGTCTTTAAGCGCACAACACTCAATTGCACGTAACCTCCCTTGGCTAAAAGGTAAATCAGTCGGCGCTGAAAGTTGCATAGAGTGGCGAGGTAAAACAGCAACCCATGAAAGTAACTACGTGATTTATTATGGGCCAGCTGAAAGAAAGTACATCTGTTATCGAGTGGAGCATCCCAAGGCTGGTTCGATAAAGATGTCGCTGAACAAGTCCCAAGTTAGTCCGGAGTTTAGAGTAACTATAAAAATGATGCCAATAGAAAAAGTCTGCTACTGGGGGTTACCTGGTGGGCCAGTTCGCTCCGATGATGACATTCCCCCTATTGATTCAAAAATTCCAATTGAGCCACAGATACAGAGATATTATATCATGCAACCATCAATCAGCTGTAATCGACTAAGTGATGATCTAAAAATTCTAATCAACAATATCACCTGCACATGGCAGCGTGGCCAGTTTGCAGCAACGGGCAACATCAAGTTTTGCAGCAGAATAGATATGGAGCGTGCGATTGGCCAACAGTTAAAGCTAGTCATTAATGGCTACGAGTTCATCATGATTTGCGAGCAACCCAGTACAAGCAATCGATTTGCAAATAATAGCTACAGCGCGTCGATTCGTTCTCGATTCGCAGAGCTTGCTGCACCGTATCAACGCGAGCGTAATTACGTAAACACCGTTGATAAGACGCTCGCAGGTATCATGGCTGACATTTTAGAAAACACAGGCTGGACGTTAGACAACAAAATGATTGATTACCCAATCCCTGAGGGGGCGTTTTCGTATCGAGGATTGACGCCAGCGGCTGCACTGCTAAAAGTGGCTAGTAGTATTGGCGCGATATTGGATATTAACGATACAACCAAAACCGTCTCGGTTGTGCCTGAGTGGCCAGTTAATCCGTGGAGTACTGAGCAAGCAACGCCTGATGTCATTCTCAATGATGCCCTAATACTAGAGCACAATACACGAGACACCATTCAGCCTGAGCACAACGTTGTTTTTGTGAGAGGTGAGCAGCAAGGCGTTGCATGTAAAATCAAGCGCCAAGGCACTCCCGCAACTGATTATGCTCGCGACATTGTGGATAATCTAATTACCGACGTACAAGCCGCGCGTCAACGTGGCACATGCGAACTTGCCAGGAGTGGTAACAAACGAACCGCAACCATTCGCACCAAGCTAAAGCAAGACCTGCCACCAATCAGACCAGGCATGCTGTTAGGTGTAAGGTTCGAAGACGAGCTATACAAGGCAACGGTGGATTCACAGGCCATCTCTGCCAGTATTAGCAACCAAGGCGCGATTATGGTAAATCAAACAATTCAGGCGGTACGCAATGTCTAACACACTAAACAGACTCGGTTCAGTACTCTCCGGCACACAGCGCAGTATAGTAAAAGTGCTAACAGTTAATAATGATGGTACGACTACCGTAGAGCACAGCGATGGCACAACTAGCCGCGTACTAGGTGACAGTGTTCAAGAAGGCTCTGTGTATATAGAGAATGATCGCATCACAGGGCAAGCACCTGATCTGCCGTATAGTGAAGTGGAAATATAGCTAACATTAAATGGTATCGGTTGAGTTTTTCAGGAAAGAAACAGCAGAGCGAGTTATATTGAATGCTCGACTCTCACCTACATAGTTAGGTGTTAATAAGCCAAGATGACATAACTGTTCCAAATCATCCATTACAAAACGGGGCTCATCTAGAGCTATCTTTAAGTTGGCACCTTTAGCAGTGCCTTGGATATAATAACAGTAACCGTCAGAGATTACATAACTTTCAAGAATACCTCTCCCGGCAGCGTTTTCTATTTGTACCAGAATTGATATTGCTTGATCCGAAAGGTTTATATTTGGTGCGATTGACTGAGCGATGTCTTTAAAACCATCAATCTGTGAGGATAGCTGCAACATAAGGCGATCAAGGTGAGCTAGTTTGCTTAAGATAGCTTCACTATTCTGTCTTAGTAGGTTTTTAATACTAAGCCCTAATAGATGATTGCTGTTTAGCTCATCAACAACGTCTTTGTGTCGTTTTTCCGACAGCCAATCGATAAAGTCCTGGTACTCTTCCTGAGAGGCCGCACGTGATTCTGATTTATAGTTACAGAGTAATCCCACGATAGCTGCAAATGCACTAATTGGCTCCATGTATTATCCTTTAGCGGTTATTTCTGAGTTATAGCTAAAGATTAAACATGATTTGATTATTTGAAAAGCTATTTAAAATTATGAAAAGTGTATTTTTCGCATTTATCGCGCAATACCCGATAAGTTTTCGCGCGCGGCATCAGAAAGAAGACAAACAGACCAGTTACATGTGGCTGTATTGCAGCGGCACGGATTCGCCTGTGGCTGAGGCAAACATCCCTAATATCGCCCTGTTCGACTATCAGAATAGTCGTGCGAGTCGCTGTCCTGTGGCATTTTTACAGGGCTACAACGGCTATCTGCAAGTTGACGGTTATGCGGGCTATGAGCAAACGCAGGCGACACTGGTTGGTTGCGGGGCGCACGCAAGACGCAAGTTCAAAGAAGCCGCAGATGCGCAGGCCAAGGGTAAAACTGGTAAAGCGAACTGGGCGCTCAACCATATTCAAAAGTTATATCGAGTTGAGAC